CGCTGCTGTAAAAGCCGTTAACGATTTGCGTAACAAGATCAATACCCCTGGCAGTAAAGAATCAAAACTACCACCACAGGAACAGCAACTTCTAATTGCTTCAAAGTTAAAAGAAGTTCAACCATTGATTACTCCGCGTGTAATCGAATTGCGTTCACAGAACATTCCTCTTGAAGTTGACAAGTCTGGTCGAACTCTAAGGTCAACAAGTTTCCCGTTGGTCGGTCAGATTGATACGCAAATCAATCGTGCGATTAACGAAGGTGTCCGTATCGCTGAACGTGTTTATGGAACTCGCAAGCCGACAGCAACTTTGTATGGTCAGCCAGCAGAACTAACAACCGTTCGCGATCAACAACAGACAGCACAACTTACAGAGTTCATGGATCGTGCAAACACCTTGCGTACTCAAACACCTTCGCAGGCTGGAGCGCAACCAATCACCTACACGCAACAACCAGCCACTACTGGCGGTCAACCTGCTTCTGCGACTGTTACACCTACGGGTGCTTCACAGCGGGCTATTAACGCTCAGTCTCAACGCTTTGCAGCTATGGCTGGACAAACCCCACCACCACCTCCAGGTGGAGGCGCGGGTGCTGGCGCGGGAGCGGGAGCGGGTGCTGGAGCAGGTGCAGGCGGTGCTGGTGGAGGCGCGGGAGCAGGTCGTGTCGGAGCGGGTGGAACCATCGGTGGTGGCACAGCAGAAACACCAAAGTTCAAAGTCGGTGACTGGCAAGCAGTATTACAAGATCAGTTCCCTGGCTACTCAAAAGATTGGTTAGCTTCTAACGCCACAACTCATTTTGGTCAGGACATGATTAACCTGATGATCGAGGCTGCGAAGCCAAACGGAAAATTCATGGGTTTGACGACCGATGCTTCGGTTGCTGCTTTCCAAAAAGCAATCAAACAAACTACTTATTGGCAGACCACTGAAACTGCTGCAAAAAACTTTGACCAAGCAATCGGTGTTGACCGTGACCGGATCATCAACAACAAGAAACTAGAGATCGCTAACTCGTATGGTGATGTGTCATTTGATGATGCAACTTTGACCCAAATTGCGACTAATGCTGCACGTTTAGGTTTGACTGGTTTGGGTTTGCAGCAGGCTGTTTATGCTGGTGCGTTGAAGCCTGGTGCTGGTGGCGCACAGACAGCGTTGGCTAGTCGAGTGTTGCAGGGTGCTGACGCTGACCGTATTCGCAGTATTGGTCGTGCATGGAACACCAAGATTTCTGACAGTCAGGTGCAAGCAATTTTGACTGGTAAAGCTGATCCTGCTACTGGCATCGTGTTGACTGAGGATGGTTTGCGTGAACAGTTGCAAGCGAAGTGGAAGGGTGCTATGCCTCATCTGCGCGATCAGTTTGATGCTGGTTTGACTTTGGATCAGATTGGTTCTTCGTATAAGACTTATGCTTCACAGTTATTAGAGAAGCCTGAGGATCAGATCAATATGTTTGAGGGGCCGTATTTGCAGGCTTTTGATAATGGTCAGGGTGGTCAGTTGTCGTTGTCTCAGTGGATTGAGAAGGTTAAGACTGATGACCGTTTCGGTTGGCAGTATACGAAGCAAGCTAATCAGCAGGCTACGGATATTGCTTTAAGTTTGGCTAGAGCATTTGGAAAGGTTGGATGATGAGTGACACAGGTTTAGGTGGCGTAGATTTTTCTCTTGGTTTGGAAAACCTAAATGCTGAATTGGCTGCATATTTTGCAACCCCTGAAGGTCAAGCAAATCTTGCTGCTTCAGGTATTCAAGCACCAGTTGCTTCCGCTGAACCTGATTACGCACAAATAGTCAATGACGCGTATGCCCCCAAGTATGCAAACTACTTTGGTGGTTTGGGGACTGGCGGTGGTGATAATGGTGGAGAAACCGAAGCAGAACGTATCGCCCGTTTGGATCGAGAAGCAGAAGATGCTCGACGCGCAAATGAACTTGCTTTTGCCCAACAGCAAGCTGCTTTGCAGACAGCACAACGCCGACAGGATGCCCGTAGCACGATGGCATCAGTTCTCGCCACTTACGGTTTGGGCGACCTGTCAGATTATGTTTACAACGAAATCATCGCTAAAGAAACTGTCAACATCAACAACCCTGACGCAATCATTTTCGCTATCCGTGAACAGCCTGCATACCAAAAGCGGTTTGCTGGTAACGCTGCACGTCTAAAGAAGGGGCTGTCAGAACTCGACCCTGCTTCGTACATCGGATTGGAAAACCAGTTCCGTCAAACACTTCAGTCCAACGGTTTACCAGCCAATTTCTACGACCAGACAGACGACTTCCAAGCTCTGATCGAGGGCGATGTTTCCCCATCAGAACTAAACGAGCGTGTCCAGCAGGGTTATCGTGCTGTCGCTGACGCTGATCCAGCAGTAAAAGAGCAGATGAAGAACCTGTATGGCGTGGATGAGGGACAGTTGGCCGCATACTTCCTTGACCCTAAGCGCACAGCCCCGCTACTCAGTCGTCAAGCACAAGCAGCCAATATCGCTGCACGTGGACTAGAGCAGGGCGGTATCCAGTTGACCGGTGCGTTCGCGGAGAACTTGGCAGCTCGTGGAATCAGTGAACAGCAAGCTCGCGCAGGCTTCGCTGAAGTCGGTGCTTTAGGCGAACTGCGACAGACTTTCGCGGGTGAAACAGCACTATCGTCTGAACAGTTGGCTGGTGCGGCGTTCGGGCTTGATGTCGCCGCGCAACAAGAGTTGGAGCGTAAACGTCGCCTTCGTACTGGCGAGTTCGCTGGTGGTGGATCATTTGCTCGGACAACTGGTGAAACATCAGGCTCAATTTCTACTTCGGTGGGTAAAGCGCAATAGCATACTTGACACTGTCAAGCAAAGTGTGTGTATACTGTTAATGTTCGGTTACGGACACCATTGGAAACCCCCCGATTTCAATGTGCAAAAGGGGTGAGACTTGCAGCCATTCGATAACCTCCAGTCGAATGTGGGCAGAAGGAGTGGGTCATGTCAGATGCAAACTACGAGTTTGAGGATGATGTAGTTCAAGACCAGCAGCAATCGAAGGACCCTGTGCGAGCGCACTTGCGGAAACTTGAAGCCGAGAATAAGGCTTTACGTGAGCAGGCAGCAGAAGCAGAGGCAGCCCGACGAGAACTTAACTTCGTGAAAGCGGGCGTAGACCCCAACGATCCGAAGTACAAGTATTTCGTTAAAGGCTACGACGGTGATTTAACACCGGAGGCGATTCGACAAGCAGCAGAAGAAGCAAGTCTCATACCTAGCCAGAACAATGAAAGGGCTGCTGAACAGCAGTCTTGGAATCGGGTGGCTCAGGCAGCGAAAGCTGGACAGACGAGCGAACCTCCTGTTGATTACGCTCAGCGTATTGGACAAGCAAAATCCGCGGATGAAGTGATGCAACTACTGGCCCAGGCGAGAGCCGAAGCAGAAAAGTACTAATCACTCCCCATTGGATTTAGGTTCTTTGGGGCTAAACCCTAAAGGAAAGTCATGTCATATACCCAGCAAAGTTCGGTTGACACCGACCAGGCAGCGTATGACCGTTTAGCGTATTTCGCTTTGCGTTCAGAGTTGCTGTTCGATCAGGCAGCCGATGTTCAACCAACCAACCAGTCAATGCCTGGTTCTTCGGTGATCTTCACGATCTTCGCAGACCTTGCAGAAGCAACCAGCACTCTTGCTGAAACCTCAGATGTCACCCCTGTGGCTATGAGCGACAGCCAAGTGACTGTAACGCTTGCCGAATACGGCAACACAATCAACACCACCGCAAAGCTTCGTGGAACCTCGTTCCTTGACGTTGATGCAGCAGCAGCGAACCTTATCGGTTACAACGCTGGTGACTCAATCGACAAGGTTGTTCGCGATGTGCTTGCTGGCGGTGACAACGTTGCCTACGGTGGCGGTGGATCATCCGATCCTTCAAGCCGTGTAACGGTTGCTGCTGAGGACATCATTGAAGCCAACGACATCCGTAAGCAGACTGCTGCTCTACGTGCTGCAAACGTTGCAACTTTCAATGGTTACTACATGGGTTACATCCACCCAGACGTGTCGTACGACTTGCGTCGTGAAACCGGTGCAGCATCGTGGAACGCTCCTCACGTAGCAGTTGACACCATGAACATCTACAACGGTGAGATCGGAACCTTTGAATCAGTACGATTCATCGAGACCCCTCGCGCAAAGGTGTTCACCAACGCATCAAACGGAACCAGCACAACTGGAACGATTGACGTTTACTGCACCCACATCTTGGGTCGTCAGGCGTTGGCTAAGGCTTACAGCCAGGTTGACGGTAACGGAATGGTGCCGAAGGTTGTTCGTGGACCTGTGGTTGACTCGCTCATGCGTTTCAATCCAATCGGTTGGTATTGGCTCGGTGGCTACGGCCGCTTCCGCGAAGCATCGTTGCGTCGCATTGAGTCATCATCCAGCATTGGTGCAAACGCCGCTTAATTAGCGGTCAGTACCTCACACTTGTGGGGTGGTCGGGTCCCCTCGCCTGGCCACCCCACTTTTGTATTTGGTATAGTCTTTTTGACGAAAGGTTTGTATGTCAATTTCTAACTACGCTGAACTAAAGATTTTGGAACACACCACGGGTAAGACTGCGTGGACGATTCCTTCAAACGTTTATGTGAAGTTGCATACGGGTGACGCTGGCGAAGCTGGTACGACTAATGCTGCGACTGAAACAACTCGTAAGGTTGCTGCGTGGGCTACGGCTTCTTCGGGTGCTATTGCTACTTCAGCAACTATTGAGTGGACGAATGTTGCTGCAACAGAAACTTACAGCCATTGGTCGTTGTGGGA